TGCTTAAATACTTCACACCCATATCTTTATTGGTTGAAATAGATTTCAATTTACTTTTAGCGTAATCTACAGTTGATGGTGGTATTGTTATATATATCAATTTATCTTTTATTTGTTATGGAATGTGATGTCAGTTTTTTTTCTAATTTGTTTAGTTTTTTCAAAATATATATTTGTGTTTCTAGGATTTCTATAATGTTATCAAGTATTGCATGATGTAATTTTGAATGTTCTTTATCCATTCTATTCTCCCTTTAATCTATCCGAATAATGATATATTTTCTTCATGGAATGTTGAGAAACCACGTTCTTTTATTTCATCATTTACTGTTTTATTTTTTTTAATCCATGCTTTCGCCTGTTTGTGAAAATCCTTTTTAATTTCAAATCCATATGCCTTGCGATTTAAATTGTTTGCGGCTATCAATGAAGATCCGCTACCAGCCAATGGATCAATCACCACTTCACCTTCATCTGTGAATATTTTTATTAGTTTCTCTAATAGTTTAATAGGCTTTTGCGTTGGATGTATTTTTTCATAAAGAACATCTTTATCGTCAGTTTCCCAATCCATAACATTAAATACCATTTTCCCGTTATTATTGAATTTCGGTAGCTTATCTCTGTAAAAAACTAATGCATATTCAGCGTTTCCTACAATTCTCATATTTGCTTTTAATACTTGTGCTGAGAAGTTTTTGCGAAACACTAAATTGATATGTCCGTTTATCCCATATCTTTTAGCAAGTTCTATTAAATACATTTGCTGATCAAAAGCACAAAATACAATCATCGCTGGTGCTTGTCCTCTTTGCTTCGGCTCTTTTCTCATCATTTTACTGCAAAAGTGCATGAATTCTGCTGGTTTGAAATTTTTATCTGTATCGAAAAATTCTTTCCCAGCAAATTCGCTTTGCCCGTTTTTATTATCACCTCCCACATACCAAGCTGGATTTGATCCATACGCATTTTTGCCTATATTGTACGGAATATCCGCAAGAACTAATTGAGCTTTCGGAATCCCATATCCTTTGAAATTCTGATAATGGTCATTAAATAACTTGCAAGGATATTGCCTAATTGCATCCCTATTTGATTCATTTTTCATTCTGTTCTCCCTTTAATTATATCCCCACCTCGGTAGCATCCACCAGGTCGCTCAACCATTTCATTTGCATCAGTTTTCATAGCCCAAAAGGACTAATTCAAAAGGCAATTTGCACTTTAGATGGGGAATCATTTTGGTACACTTCTCATGTTGGTTTGTACCGTATTTGAATTCTTTTTGTGCCTGATATATGGTGTGCGGCAATTCAAACATCTATATACAGGAAATTTATTAGCGGCTGTGAAATAAGTGGAATCTGTTTCTTCCAGATGTTCCGATGCACAATTTGGGCAAGTATCTTCATCCATCAGCACACCGAGATTCGGATGGTTCTTGATATAGGGCCTGATTTTTAGATACAATTCTTCAAGACCAATCACATCGTATTTGTTATAATAAAGCATATCATCAAGAGCCTTAGAACTACCAGTAACACAATTCTTCCATAATTCAAATCCACCAAACTCACTCACATTAATTTTATTGGTTAATCCGAAATATTTAGTAAGATATGCCTGTTTGTAAGATGGCAGAGCAAACTCACGTCTTGTTATTTTTAAAGTATCTACAGTCTTGTATGGTGATGGTGGCTCAATCCCGTTTGTTATGAATCTGGCCTTTATCTTCCGATCATCAAAGCTATCTAAATTGTGGCCCACAATAATATCTGCTTCATCTAATAATTTGTGTATTGATTTCACGATTCTTTTATCGTTTCTATCCATCGCTTCATCTGCTGTGACCAGATCAGACTTAGTATCTTCATCATATAGCCACTTAGCTACCCAGCTCAACATACACCAATCCTTAATAATATTATCATGAGGTATGTATTGCTTATATAATCCCCAGACATAGACTTCCATCGGTGCAGTTTCAATATCTAATAATAAAATCCTCGGTAAATCTTTTGTGCTTTTAATTTCTTCATCTAACGAAATATTGAACTGCTTATTACACGAATAGCAGACATATCTTTGTGAACATTTTTTTCCACTCATCCTGGAATATGAAAAACCCTTTTTTACTATATGACCACTTCCGCATCTTTTACAAATCATATTTGATCCTCGCACCTTTCACAAATTACTTTATCTTTTCCATATGAAACGAAATCTTCATAATAGACACAAGTTCTTCTACTGGTATTCCTGGTCACCGCCTGATCTAATTCGTAGCATTTTCTACACTTAGGGCAATATTTTATTCGTAGATCAGCTTGAACGGCATCACGATTGCTTTTTTGTGCAACCGTCTTTGGCTTGTAGAATGTATGATAGATCATCGTGCCATCCTGGTTAAATCATAATTAGCACCAACGCTTTTTAGATATTCCGCATGATTCTCAAGCATCTTTTCTTTTGTTAATTTCTTTTCACGAATCGCTTGAATATCATCTTGGCACATTTTCAGGAATGTATGCAGTTGATCTTTATCTTTATTAGGTAAGGATTCTACAGGCTCATATACCTGATTTATTCCTGTTTGTTTTTTATCGAATATTTCACGAATCCTTCCCAATTTGGGAATCCTTCCAGATAGCTGATCATTCGGAGGCACACATTCGTGCATAATTTCAGTCCATCCAGCTTTTACAATATCCGATGAATATGTTTTCATCAGATCAATCAATTCGTTATATAATGGTCGTGATCCTTTTATATCCAGGAATTCAAATAGATCATTAACTTTGAAACTTGCCTCCTGTATAGACATTTTTTTCATAATGCTCCTTAGGTTTAATAAAATCCGATCTCAACCAATTCCGAAATGCAGATTTATAATTAGCGTATTTTTTTCCGTTTGCTTTTAAATAGTCCTGAAATTTATCGAATTCAATCGAAACATCAACCTTATCAAATTCAGCCTGTAATATATTCAATTCTGATTCTATTTTTTTAAGCTGATTTTTTTTAGAATTTTTCCCTTTTTCTTTATCTTTATCTTTATCTTTTAATTGGTCTTTATCTTTGTATATGTCTTTAGCTTCATATAAGGGCCTTATAAGACCCTTAAACAACCCATGTCGTTTTAGGATATTAATTACAGAATTATGTACTCTATTGGATTCATCTAAACCACGATATTGAAATTCTATGAAGTCTTTTATGAACCACCTTTTGCCATCATCGAATTCATGATATTGCTTTACGAATGTTTCTCTGATTTCCGATTCTTTGATTCCGTTGCAGAAATATGAAGCCAGTTCAAAATCCACTTCCCAGATTCCAGCATGATCACATTGATCCAATACATACATCCAGAACACTTTATGATCATTCTTTAATTTCCTGAACCATATCTTCTTCCATTTATCGGTGTCGGTATATCTTTTAGACATTTTGTCTCATCCTTTTATTATTCATTTTCCAGCATCAATTTTAATTCTTTTCTGAATTCTTTATTTATAAAATCTCGTTTCTTTTTGATTATATTGGATCGTGTATTCAATTCTTTAAATTTTTTCTTTCCTAATCGTTTTATCATGAATTCTGTATGCTCTAATGGTCTGCCGCCTAAAAATCTATGGCATCCATAACATAATGCAGTACAATTATCCAAATCATAACGGGTTGCCCATTTACCTCTACCATGAAAATGGCTACAATGCAATCCCATCCGAGAGGTTGAACTTGTTGGATCGAAACCTTTTGAGCATCTTTGACAAGTCCAACCATCCCTGGAACGGATGATCTCCGAGAATAATACGTCTTGGGGCCACCTTTTAATCATTAGAAGGGCAACGAACCATCTTTTTTATTTTCAATCAGATTCAAAACGATCTGAACATTCTTAGACAATAAATTATATTGTTCTTCTGATATTTCTTTCTCTGAAAAATCAGTATTCTGGCAAACAATTTTAACAGCTACCTGGCGATGAATATCATGAGTCCTTGCATCATTCGTTACTTCTACTTGTTTCACATTAGCGATAGTTTTCACATCTGCTTCGCCTTCTTTATGAACTCCCCAAGTTACAGGCTTGGTATCATGTTTTATGATCCTGAGAGTATCACCACGACCATAATCAGAAGTGATCATAGTACGTCCCATTTGCACCTTCATTTTCAAAGCCCTTATCGAACTTTAACGTGACAATCACGGGTTCATTCGTATTGAATGTTATTCTTGGTTTATCTGGCATATAGCCTCCATAGGTTTATTATTAAGTGAATTATCATTCCCACAATTAAATACGGGGCAATCTTTTGCAGATAGTACATAAATGTGCCTATCCATAAATCCAATTTATCAATCATGATGCCTCCTTGTTTTTGTTATTAAATAAACACATAAATAAATTGCACCGAATAATAAAATATATCCAGCAAAAGCATCAATCACTTTTAAAACCCATTTCAGCAAGTGCTTCAAATATAGTTCGCAAATCATGTATATTACATTTTTTCAAAATATTCAATATTTTTAAATAGATTTCCGAATATTCTTCAAACCAATTACAAAACATATCGGTTTCTGTTTTAGAATATCTCATTGGTGTTCAACCTCCTCAACTTCAACTATCGGTTGTGGATGCAGTTCTTGGATTGATTTTTTTATTTCAAGGATTACTTCTTCATCACCATCAAGGCATTCATTACACATCCTTTCGTCCAGATCATAATATCTTTCATCTACCTGGTTTTCACATTCACAACAAGTCCAATTCATGATGCCCCCTTTTTTAATCTTTTTAAAACATCTTTGGTAATATCAATCTTCTGGCCGTTCGGATTTTTCAGAACTAACGATAATTGCGGC